GTTGAAACCAAATCAATGAGCAATGAGCAGCTCCGGTATTATGGTTTTGGCATTGGGCCCACCCAGGATAGGAACTTGTTGCCGGGCACCACTCTAGACGTGAGTGTTGACTTCTCCGGGTATCGGAGTTGCCCATCGACGTGGACGATATCAGCACATGGGCCTGTTGGATCTTTTGCGACCAATGTGTGGACGTATGACACGGCTGTCGGCTCCACCACCTTTGTGAATGATGACGGTGTGCAAGAAGTGGCAGCTGATCAGTTTATTGTTGGGTGGTCAAATATTGGTGATAACCAGTTTAGGTTGTCTGCTGATATACCGGATGATGTGATTTTGATTCGTAATGGTTTTAATGCTACGTTGTTGCCGTGGGTTGGGCCCTTGAGGTCTGACGTTGCTGGGCCTCGTTGGCCCGTGTCTACTAGACCGATGTGGAGTCTCAAGGTTGCACCCCAGAGTGGATTCGTGTCCACTGGTCAGGCACCTGTTAAAGCCGGAACGTTGACTGTACCCAGTGGTAGTATTTCTATGGGTGAGGATGCTCCAAGTAACGTTGAGATGGTTACGCGTCCTCAGTTTGTTAATACTTTCGTGTGGGCCTCTAGCCATATCACTGGTTCGATCATTGGTTCCATCGATGTACCACTTGGGTTGTTGAATTCGCGGGCTATGAAGTCAGCTTGGGCGAGGAACATGTTTTGGAGAGGGAATCCCCAGGTGATGCTGAACTTGCAGGCGACACAATTTGTGGCAGGGTGCGTAGCAGTAGTGTGGGCTCCGCTGCTTGATAGTACTCAAGCCGCTAAGGTCTACGGAGGTGATCTGATTAGCTGCATGTCGACAAGACATGAGCTTATGTTCCCGGGTAAGGATGTCACTGTAGCTTTCGATATTCCTTACCTGCATTACTTGGATGCCTTGGACACACGGAAGCTTTCGTCCCAGACACTCGGCACATTGTTGTTGGTTGTGGTTTCGCCCCTAAGATTTGGGTCTAGTTCCACAACAGAGATTTTGTCTCTAACAGCATACGCACGGTTTTTGGATAGTGAGTTTTCAGTGATTAACCCTAGGGAGAATGTGTTGGTTGAGGCGCAGGGTGGGATACAGAGTAAGGTGTCCAACTATAGTTATAACATAGAACATGTTATGGACTCTTCAATAGATTTCAAGGACTCGTCGGCTGATGCGTTCACGGGAGGAGAGACGGCATTATCGGCTCCACTGGACAAACCAAATTTGGCCATAAATCCTATGCCAGTTGTGGTGAGGACTAATCCGAATTTGTGTAATTCAGTGGCAGTTGATTACGCCAATAGATTGGATCTAGAGTCAAGGCCGGAGAGATATCCTGAGAGGAAGGACTTGGCTACTGACGTTGATGAGATGTCGGTGCGTTACCTAACTTCACGGTATACTCCGATAGGTTCATTCACCGTGCAGACATCGGATCCAGTGAATTCCGTTTTGTTCAAGGCGGATCTATGCCCTTGTGCCCGGTTCTTCACAGCTGGTGTGGATGATGTTATCAACCTGGATCTTATGTCCTATGTTTCGACACCCTATAGTTTTTGGAGGGGTTCGTTGAAGTATAAGATTATTGTGGTCGGGACCGCTTTGCACGCGGCTAAGTTGATGATTTGTTCACATGTCGGATTTGAGGCATCCGGCTTAACTGTTGAAGAAGCCCTCGGACAGTACACCACTGTCCTAAATATTGCTGGTGTGACCGTCCTTGAGGTGGTGTTTCCTTGGCGGAGCACTACGCGTTTCAAGAGAGTGTGCAATGGTGCATACTCAGACCCCACTCCATTCTCAATGGGCCAGTTCTCGATTAGAGTTCTGAGCCCGTTGCAGCAGATGGAGTCGATTCCCTCTATCATAGAGGTGATAGTTTTGCAAGCAGCTGGTGATGATTATGAGCTGCACGGTCTTTTCAACTCGGCCGTAGATTTTAGAGTTGAGCCACTCCCTGAATAGACATTCACGGGGAGTATAAATATTTGCTTTTAG